TTATTTATCTGCGTCTTTTTCTTTGCTGCGGCGAAGCTCCAGGTGAAGCTTTGCCAGACGCTTTACATCATCCAGAACTTCATCATCGATTTCAGTATCGCCGAAAAGCGCAAACTTCAGGCGGCTGTCTGATACTTTTATGGCACTGTCGTCTGACAGCAATGAGTCGGTGTCGGTACCGAAATAGTCTGCCAGTTTTAAAAGCGAGTCAAAGTCCGGCTCACGCTTGCCTGTTTCGTACAGGCTGTATGCCTGTTTTGTTATGCCAAGGTACTCAGCTACTACTGCCTGGGAAACACCTTTTTGTTTACGCAGTTCTCTTATTTTATCGGAAAAAGTGCTCATATCCGCTCTTCCTTTCATATTGACATTCAGTTGTCTTTAGTAATTATAGCAACGTTATGTTGATTTGTCAATAATAACAACAAATTGTTGCATGAATTTGTAGCAATCGACGAAAATATAAAATTAGCGCAACAAAAGGTTGACAAGCGGCAAGAGATGTGCTATCATAAAGACAACGAAAGGTTGACTAAAAATAAATGCAAATCTTTTGTTGGGGGATATACAGATTATTATAACGGGTTTACGGTACTATAAAACGGACAATCCGAATCAGTCTGAACAGGAAGGAGTGTAAATATGTATAAGTGTCTGAGATGCGGAAGAGAATTTGACAACAAAGAGCTTACAACAGTGCCGCAGTACAGAGGTGAATATCAGGGGCAGGCGGCGTATGAAAATGAAAGCTTCTGCCCGATATGCGGATATGATGTTGAGTACTGCGGAGAGTGGGAAGGGGATGATGAATACGGCGGTCAGACTTGATGTTACACAGGATACAATCGAAAATATAAAGTTGTGCATTGAATGCGGATACAGTGAAAGAAAGACTGCCGAAAAGCTTGGAATCAACAGGGGAACGCTTAGAAAATGGAAACAGCAGTACAGTGAGATAAGACGGCTTTATGAGCCTGAAGAAGTCACAGATGAAGAGAAGGTAAGGCAGGTAGAGGAAGCACTTTTCAAACGTGCGATCGGGTATACACAGACTGAGATCACACGGCAAATCGGAAAGGACGGTAAGCTTGGCGTAGTTAAAACAGTCGAAAAGCAGGTTATGCCGAGCACAACAGCTCAGATATTCTGGCTTAAAAACAGATGCGGATATGAGTGGGACGGAAATGTTCCGCAGGACGGCGAGGAGGAAGGCGAGAGGGGAATCGTGGTGCTGCCGCAGGCGGAGGAGATGAGAGATGATGAATAATGAATAATGAAGAATGAAGAATTATGGTGGCGCCTGCGGCGCGAATTTGAATTTCAGGGCAGAGATCGGTTGGCGGTGATGGTGGGAATGGAGTGGTTGGCGGTAGCAAACCCTCAGTTTTGACGGCAGAAAGAGTATGAGCAATTTGAACGGTGTTAGTGTCAGTGAATATGATCATATCGGAAGCAAGCGAGCCTTGCCGCAAGCCAGCTTTCTTTACACAAGGGAGCTGAATAAATGTGCTTGGCAAGGGATAGTGCAGGTGGAGATGTAGGAAGTTTGAGAAATAGCGAAAGGCTGCGGATGGCGTTTTTAAATACGCGCTGAAAGCGCCTCCGCAATTTTTCATCATTCATCATTCATTCTTCATTAAAAAATAATTTCGGGAGGAGCAGAGCAATGGGATCAGATAAAAAGAAAGAGAAGAGTACACGACAGTCGGCGCGGCGGGCGGTATGGTCGCCGCAGAAGAAGCAGGCTCAATTTATGGAAAGAGGGGAATATGAAGCGTTGTACGGTGGGGCGGCGGGCGGAGGGAAATCGGACGCATTACTGGTCGAGGCGTTGCGGCAGGTGAACATTCCGTGTTACAGGGGAATAATCTTCAGAAAGACGTATCCGCAACTGACAGAGCTTGAGGACAGGTCGGCGGCTATATACCGTGCGGCTTATCCGAAGGCTGAGTACAACAAGACCAAGCACTGCTGGAGCTTTCCGTCGGGAGCGAAAATCTATTTCGGGGCGATGCAGCGAAGTAAGGATAAGCTGAATTACCAGGGCAAGCATTTTGATTTTGTGGGGTTTGACGAACTGACGCAGTTTTCGTGGGAAGAGTACAGCTATATGTTTTCGAGAAACAGGCCCGGAGGAGAGGGCACACGAGTGTACATAAGGGCAACTGCCAACCCGGGCGGACCGGGACACTCTTGGGTGAAGCAGAGATTTATCACGGCGGGTGAGCCGCTGAAGCCGATAAGCGAACAACACACAGTATACAAGCCTGATGGCACAGAGGTGAAAATCAAGCGTTCAAGGGTGTTTGTACCGGCGAGTGTGTTCGACAACGAGAAGCTGCTCAAAAATGACCCGGCATATCTTGCAAGCTTGTCGATGCTTCCGACTGCGGAGAAAAAAGCTTTGCTGTACGGCGATTGGGACAGTTTTTCGGGACAGGTGTTCTCGGAGTGGCGGGATGATCCCGTTCACTACGAGGACAGGCTGTGGACGCACGTTATAAAACCGTTTGAGATACCGAAACACTGGGCAATCGTGCGTGGTTTTGATTTCGGGTACACAAAGCCGTTTTCGGTAGGGTGGTACGCAGTGGATACAGAGGGGTGCATATACAGGATACGCGAGTATTACGGCTGTACGGAAAAGCCGAACGAGGGAATAAGGCTTGAGCCGTCGGTAATAGCGGAGAATATCAGAAAGATTGAACGTGACGATCCGAATATAAAGGGGAGAAATGTGTATGGAGTTGCCGATCCGTCCATATTTGACAAGAGCAGGGGTGAAAGTGTAGCCGATCTTATGGCGAGAGCTCCTAACTTTGTGATATGGTCGCCGGGTGACAATGCGAGGATAGCGGGGAAGATGCAGTATCATAACAGATTCGCTTTCAGAAGTGACGGGAAGCCGATGTTCTATTGCTTTTGCACTTGCAGGGAATTTATACGGACGATACCGGCGCTTATGTATGACGAGAAGAACGTTGAGGACATTGATACCGCAACTGAGGATCATATATATGACGAATGTCGTTATGTGCTGATGGAACATCCGATAGCCGCTCCGCAAAGCCGTGCGGAAGTCCCTGCCGGTGATGATCCGCTCGACCAGAGAAAACGTGAACGCAGAGAAACATTTTATATGCTGTAAGCAGAAAGGAAAAATATGAAAGAGAAGATAGGCAGGGCACAGGTGCTTGACGCAGCGGCGGTGCTCAGAAAGTACAAGGAGGGCAAGGCGGTACTTGACAAGAGAATAGTATCAAATGAGCAGTGGTGGAAAATGCGGCACTGGGGTGAGATAGGGTATGAGCCTGACGAAACGCGTCCTCAGCCTGCATCAGCGTGGTTGTTCAACTCGATAGCAAACAAGCACGCAGACGCTATGGATAATATCCCGGAACCATCGGTGCTTCCGAGAGAACAGGGAGATGAGAAATGTGCAAGGCAGCTGTCGCTTCTTCTGCCGGCGGTGCTTGAACGGTGCGGTTATGAGAAGCTGTACAGTGACGGATGGTGGTACAAGCTGAAGAACGGTACGGCGTGCCAGGCGGTAGTATGGGATCCTGTACTTGAGGACGGCAGGGGAGATATAGCCATCAGAAACATTGATATTCTCAACCTGTTCTGGCAACCGGGAATAAAGGACCTTGAAGAGAGCGCAAATCTGTTCTATGTTTCGCTTATTGAAAAGGAACAACTATGTGAAATGTATCCTCAGCTCAAAGACGGTATATCCGATGAAACTGCGAGTACGGAGAAGTACAGAACAGACGACAGGATCGACAACAGCGGCAAGGCTGAAGTCGTCGACTGGTATTACAAGAAAATTGTCGGTGGAAAGAAAATTCTGCACTATTGCAGGTTCTGCGGTGATAAGGTGCTGTATTCAAGTGAAGACGACGAGAACTGCAAGGACGGATTTTACAGCCACGGGAGATATCCGTTTGTTATTGATCCGCTCTTCGTACAGGAGGGAACACCGTGCGGATTCGGCTATATAGATGTTATGCGTGACGCACAGATGTACATAGATAAGCTGTCGCAGGTGGTGCTTGAGCATACGGTCCAGATGAGCAGGAAGAGATATTTCATAAGGCAGAACAGTGCAGTGAACGAGGCTGAATTTGCCGACCGCAGGAATATGTTTGTGCACGTTGCAGGCAGTCTGACAAATGACGATATCAGGGAGATAAAGACAGAGCCGCTTGACAGTGCGGTTATGAGCGCACTTAGCTTCAAGATAGACGAACTCAAGGAAACGAGCGGCAACAGGGATTTCTCGCAGGGGTCGACTTCGGGAGGCGTTACGGCGGCAAGTGCGATAGCGGCGCTCCAGGAGGCCGGAAGCAAGCTGTCAAGAGATATGATAAAGGGAACGTATTTTGCGTTTCAGCAGGTGTGCTACCTTATCATAGAGCTTATACGGCAGTTCTACGATACGCCGAGAAGCTTCAGGATAACGGGCGGTTATGCGGCATTTGACAATTCGGAAATAAAAAGCCGCAGGGAAGAACTGTTTGGGGTGGATCTGGGCGAAAAGAAGCCTGTATTTGATATTGTGTGCACTGCGGCTAAGAAATCGCCTTTTTCAAAGGCGGCGCAGAATGAGCTGGCAAAGCAGTTGTTCCAGCTGGGTTTTTTCAACCCGGATATGGCGGTGCAGGCACTTGGGTGTCTTGAAATGATGGACTTTGAGGGAAAGGAGAGCGTTGAACGCACTATAAGAGAGGGTGCGGGTATGACGCAGAAAATGTTATGACAAGAGTTAGGATCGATATATCAAGGCTCGGCAGGGATATCTATATCACGGGGCATTGCAGAAATGAGGGGGACAGCTCAGCTCAGGCTTCGCTTGTATGCGCAGCGCTTACAACGCTTGCTGAGACTATAGCACAGAACGTATATGACAGTGAGGACACAGGCAATACGGATATCATAGATGTTACACTGAGAAGCGGTCAGGCGATAATAAGCTATGTTACGGACGACGAACAGCTCAATACAGCGGTTGACGGAATAAGCAAGGGATTTTTTATGCTTGCGGAAAACTATCCCGAGTATGTGGAATGCTGTAAAAATGAGGGGTGAGAGCAGTGGAAAGTGAAGTAACGGATTTCGTGAACGAAGCGGCGGAAAAACAGTCAGAAAATCCGGATATCGGCACTGAAAGTACCGTTAATGCAGATGAAAACGAAAAAGCTGTACATGACAATGCGGAAAGTGTGGACGCAAAGGAAAATTCCGATGATAACGGAAGAGAAGAGTTCAGGCAGGCGGTACTGAGAATGAAGCAGGAGCGTGCCGGAAAAGCCGAGGGTATAGTAAGACTTGCGGCAAGACTGTGCGGGGCTGATGAAAACGATCTTGACGGCATAGAGAGCGCCGTAATACAGCGGCAGGCAGAGTGGGAGCAGAAAAATGATATGCGGTGCAGGCTTGATGAATGGCGTGCAGAGGGCGAGGCGGTAAAGGAGATGTATCCTGAATTTGACCTTGATGCGGAGATGAAAAACAGGGATTTCTTCTCGCTGTGCTATAAAGGAATAGGACTTGCGGACGCTTACCTTATCATACACAAGGATGAAATTATTTGTGCGGCTATGGAATATGCCGCATCTGAGCTTATGAAAAGCGGGGCTGTGAAAGCAGACGGAAAGAGGGCAAGAGAGGGTATGCTGTCGGTAAGCAATGCACCTGACAACAGTAAGAAGCTGTCTAAAAGCGAGAGAAAGGAGCTTATAAGAAGGACGGAGAGAGGGGAAAGGGTGGTGCTTTGACGGATCAATGAATAATGAATGATGAAGAATGAATAGTGAAGAATTGTGGAGCGCCTACGGCGCAGATTTTAATCGGGGTGGTGTGGGGCGAGGGATAGTGCAGAGTGGAGGTGATGGTGGGAATGGCGGTGGATTAAAAAGGATAGTACAAAGTGATAGTGATGTAGGAAGTTTGAAAATAGTGCAAGGCTGCGTGGGCGTTTTAAATACGCGCTGAAAGCGCCTCCACAATTTTTAATTTTTCATTCTTCATTATTCATTTTAATAAGGCGGTGAGATATGAAGATTTAAACGGGCGGGTAGGTGGGAAAAGACGGAAAAATTGCGTGGTTGCAGAACTGCGCAGGGAAATGTATTTACGATAAGAAAATGAAAGATGGCGGCGTGAGAACCGTCTGGAAAGGAAATTTATATGAAGATGAGAAATGTAAGATTAAACCTGTTTGATGTGCAGACTACGGCTATGCCCGGTCTGTCAGCCGAGATGAAGACCTTTTATGAGAACACACTTGTTGATATGGCTGAGCCTAAGCTTGTACACGACCGCTTTGCGGATAAGTATCCTATACCTAAAAACGGCGGTAAGACTATAGAACTCAGAAAGTACAGCTCGCTTGCAAAGGCAACGACACCGCTGGTCGAGGGCGTTACGCCTGCGGGAAATATGCTGTCGGTTACTGCGAAGACTGCGACTGTAAATCAGTACGGCGACTATATAAAGCTGTCGGATATGCTGGAGCTTACGGCTATTGACAACAATGTTGTACAGTCGACAAAGCTTCTCGGCAGTCAGTCGGGCAGAACGCTTGACACTATAACAAGAGAGATCGTCAATGCCGGTACGAATGTTATATATGCAGCGGGCAAGGACGGAAGCGAGGTGCTGTCAAGAGAAGCGCTTGACAAGGACTGTGTGCTGACCGTTGACACGGTGTTCCGCGCGGCAGCTCAGCTTGAAAGTATGAACGCAGACGGGATTGACGGCGAGAACTATGTTGCGATAATCCACCCGTATGCGGCTTATGAGCTGATGAGAAGCTCTGAATGGGTCGATGTGCATAAGTATGCAGACCCTGAGAGCATATTCAAGGGCGAGATAGGTTCGCTCGGAAATGTAAGATTTGTAAAGAGCACGGAAGCCAAGATATTTGCGGACGACAGCTGTCCGCAGTTCTATCAGCTGACCGCAGACGCAAACTTTATAAGCGGTAAGGATTATTATACAAAGTCGGGAAGTAACTACTCAAAGGCTACGATTACGGCAGGCGATGAGGTAGCTGCGGCTACTTACTATGAAAAGAAGGCGGTCGCTGTATTTTCAACGCTTGTTATCGGCGCACACGCATATGCGGTTACCGATGTCACCGGCGGCGGTCTTCAGCATATTGTAAAGCAGCTCGGATACGGCGATGATCCGCTGAATCAGAGGGCGAGCGTGGGCTGGAAGGCAGTACGCACTGCCGAGATACTTTCGGACGAGTATATGGTGAGAATAGAAAGCTGTTCGCCGGTATATTCCGAAAAAACAAACGCCAACTGATAAGATAAGCTAAAGCCTTGTGCGGGGCTTGAATGAAGGCGCACGGGAGGGTCTGGGGAATTATTAATAAAGGGGAAAGAAAATGAACGAAAATAAAAGTAACGAACTCAAGAAGCTTGTACCGGTAAGGCTTTTCAAGGATAACGACAAGTATAATGCCGATGTCTTTGTGTCGGTCAACTGTAATAACTATCTTATACGCAGAGGTGAAACGGTTATGGTACCGCAGTTTATCAAAAACGAGCTTGACAGGGCTGAGGTGCAGAGAAAGAAGGCTGAGTACTATCGTGATGAGGGCTGGAAACAGTCGCTGATAATCCAGGAGGGTAAGTGATGACAGTAAATGAAGTGCTTGCGGCGGTCGACAGCCTGCGTCCGAATGAGATAGGCAAAGCAGAAAAGCTGGGGTGGCTTATGGACATCGAGAGCCGTATATATGAGGATGTTTATCAGACGCATGAGCATGACGGAATCGGTTTTACCGATATGGAAAAAATCGGGACTGACGACAGCACGGAGCTTTTTGTAAAAAGACCTTTTTCGGAAATATATATCCTGTTTTTATGCTCGCTTATTGATTTCTATCATGCAGAATATGAGAGGTACGCAAATGATGAGGCGCTTTATGAAACACTGTATGATGAGTTTTGCAGGTACTGGAACGCAAAGCATATCAGTATATTTAAAACAAAGATGAAAGGATAAGAAAATGACGACAAAAGTGTCTGAAATAAAAAGTGTTACCGAAAGTGCGGAGGTATTCGGCGGAATCGACCGTTCTAACGGAACGCCGCTCGGATATTGGCAGGAGCTTGTCGGAATGGACTTTACCGCTTATCCTGCGCTGAGGACCTGCAAACCGTTTTCGTATAAAGAACTGCCGGACGGAATAACGGGATATATGTTCAAAAACGGTAAGATAGTCTATACAAAGGCAGACGGTATCTATATAGACGGAAAGAAAACCGGTATTGAGCTAAGCACGGGGGAAAAGCAACTTGTCGGTATGGGTGCATATATACTTATTCTGCCTGATGAGGCGCTTATCAACACAGCAGATGATCCGATAAGCGTTACATTCCCGACAAGGCATAAACTTGATGGTTCGCTGTTTGAATACAATCAGAATCAGACACGACCGTCAGTATCAATATTCAAACGGCTGTATATCGATGTTGCAAAAGACAGTGCGGAGCTTTCTTATTATAATGATGGCGACCAGGTAAGAATAGCATACAGCTACGGTGGTAAAAAGAAATATCTGACAGCGAAGATAAAATCCATATCGGAGGAAAGCTATACGAGCAGCGGCTGCGTGTCGGTCAATCTCGATACGTCTTTATATAATGACACACATTACTTTTATACGGAAGGAAGAAGAATGGAGAGCTTCAGGGTAGTGTGCATAAAAAATGCGGTAATAAGCAAACCTTTTCCTGCGATGGATTTTGTTGTAGAGCATAATAACAGACTGTGGGGTTGCTCGTCGGGAAATCACGAAATCTATTGTTCAAAACTCGGCAGTGCCGTTGAGTGGGGAAACTATGACGGAATATCGACCGACGCATGGGCGGCAACCATCGGCTCGGACGGCGATTTTACAGGTGCTTGCGTATATGCGGACAGCGTTTTGTTTTTCAAGGAGAACTGCGTGCATATTGTGTATGGCACAAAAGCCTCGAATTTTACTGTAAGCACAATCAGGCTGAGAGGTGTTCAGAAAGGAAGCGGAGGGTCGCTGTGTATTTCCGGCGGATTGCTTTATTACAAAGCGCCCGAGGGAGTGTACTGCTTCAACGGTTCTGCAGCTCAGAGGATAGATTCAAAGCTTGGCGGCGATATCTCCGAAACCGCTGTTATGACGGCAGACGGAAGATATATTGTTTTGGCGGCATCGGACGGAACGGTATATTTCTACGACAAGAGGTATTTGGCGTGGTATGAAAGAAGGCTTGATAACGTATGCTCAGCTCATGAGATAAACGGCAGACTGTATGCGGTGACAAAAGACGGTAACGGAAAAATGAACCTTGTGCGTCTTGTCGGTACGGAGGATGATTTTAAAATGCAGTCGGAAAACAGTTTTGAAGCGGTGAGCGGCAACATCGGCAGAGGGAAAGTATATGGCATATATAAGAAGCTGAGAGCTTATATGTTGCACGGTGGCAATGTGGGCAAAGCTACGGAGATATCTATTTATGTAAGCAGTGACAGGGGAGAATGGAAAAAGGCGTTCGTAAGTGACGGCACGGAAACTGACAGTGAAAGAATAATCACTGCTCCGATGATACCGCTGAGATGCAGGACTTTAAAAATTAAAATCAGCGGCAAAGTGAGTAATGAAACTTATTTATTACTGTACGGAATATATCTTGACAGTGAAAAGGGAAGTGAGATAGGTGGATAATATCAATATAAGCTTTGCGGCTGACAAATCGGCAGACAGCGAAAAGCGCCTGAACGATATTGAAAATTTCATCTCATTGCTTACAGACAGGATAAAATTCTGCCTTGCTGATATAAACGATGATGTTGCTTCAAAATCGGACGGTGAGGAAGAGAAAAAGCTGATATATGAAACATTGTCTGACGGTGTCGGTGAATACACCAATACGGATAAAAACTGCGAGATCTTCAACGACTATGAAAACAATGTTGCATCAGCGTACTATTCTCACGCCGAAGGGTATATGACTACAGCGAGCGCACCGTACAGCCATGCGGAAGGGGAAAGTACGGTTGCGAGTAATACGCGTACACACGCCGAGGGGTGGCAGACGACCGCTTCGGGAAATTGTTCTCATGCTGAAAACACAGGCTGTATCGCAAGCGGAAGCAACTCACACGCAGAGGGGTATTACACGATGGCTACAGGCGAGCATTCGCACGCATCCGGTAATCACACGGTCGCAGGGAGGGAGGTCTTTGCACTCGGAAGGTATAACAAAAAGGCTGAAGATGTGGCACTTGTTGTTGGCAACGGCTGGGGAACCGATAGCAATGAGTGGAGAAGCGACGCTCTGGTGCTTGATTATAGCGGTAATCTGCATATTTCGGGAAAGTTTACGGCCGATGGTGGTGTCGGCTATGTCCTTTCTACAGCAACTGCTGACACGCTCGGCGGCGTTAGGATAGGCGATAATATATCGGTAACGGCTGACGGGGTTATCTCGGTGAATCTGTCGGCGTATCTGAAATCAGACGAAATATCGGACTGGGCAAAGGCTGATGAAAAGCCGACATATACGGCTGAGGAAGTAGGCGCGGCGGCGAAAAGCCATACGCACACTAAATCTGAAATAACTGACTTTCCGACACTTGGAACGGCGGCGGGAAAGAATGCCGTAGATTTCTATCCGGCAAAAGCCGCTAGTGTTTTAGGCGGCGATTATAACGAATTAAAAACAAACGGCATTTTTGAAATGCAGGGAAATGCCGCAAATCCTACAGCGAACACGCCGAACGGAAGTCATGTTAACAATAATTTTTATGTTCAGGTATTTTACCGAAATCCAAAATATCTTACGCAGATAGCAACATCGGTGCGTGCGGACAAAACGCAGTACATCAGGTCGCTGAATAACGGAGTTTGGAACAACTGGGAAAAAATAAAATCAGGCGATGCAGACACACTAGACGGCAAGCACGCAAGTGACATTGCGGCAGATATTACTGCGGCGGTGAACGCTGTCGAGCAGAGAATAGCGAGCTTAGAAGCAAGGGTAGCGGCGCTCGAAGCGGCGGCAGTATCGGGAGGTGAGGTATAATGTTGGATTTTGGCAGATGGATAGTCGAGGTTGCTGTGAACGGCGTTAAGAGCGGCAGCTTTGACAGAGCGTGGGCGGCTATGCAGCTTGGCAATCATTACAGCCGTGACAGAATAACGGCGGAGGATATTGCAAGGTTTGATACTGCGATTGATGTGTATGAGGCAGAGATGAAGGCAGAAAAGGAAGAATACTGTATGGAGGAAATATGAGCAAAGAAAAGAATGTAAATAAAAGTACGTCTGCACCTGTATATAAAAGTCGCTATTCGGACGCAGTGAAGAATAATCTGACTAAAGTTCTTGACGGTAAAAAGTTCAGTTACGATGTAAACAATGATAAGCTTTTTGCTCAGTACAAGGATAGTTATACCAAAGCCGGCAAAACGGCTATGGAAGATACGGTCGGAAACGCTTCGGCGCTTACAGGCGGATATGCAAACAGTTACGCAGTGACAGCGGGTCAGCAGGCATATGACAGTTATATGGCAAAGCTGAATGATAAGATACCGGAGCTTGAACAAAGGGCATATGAACGTTACCGTGATGATGAGGAAAGCGCATATAAAAGACTGAATACATTGATAGGGCTTGAAAATACGGATTATAGCAGATATCGTGACAGTATGTCCGATTACAACACAAACAGGGAATTTGAATATAATATGAGTAAGGATGCACAGGCACAAAGAAACCGGCAGGCTCAGTTCGACAGGGATAAGTATGAGAACGATCGTGATTATAACCGTAATGTGTATGAAAATGACAGAAATTATAACCGTGATGTGCTTGAAAACGATCGTGATTATAATCGGAATGTTTATGAAAGTGACAGGGATTATGCACAGAACGTTATTGACAGCGAACGTGATTATCGGATCAAACTGAATTCTTCGCTCCGCAGTGCCGTAAAGGAAGAGAAAGATAAGGAGGATGACAGTAAATTTTCTCCCGCTGATGCGTATGACTTCATCAAAAAGTACAATGAAAAAATATACACCGATGAAGAGTTTGCGGAAGCGCTCTTTCAGTTGTACGGTGACAAGGAAGGCTTCTATGACTGGATCGAACAAATGAAGATACCGGGAGATATTGAAGACAGGACTTATCTTGAACTGCTGTATAAAATGCATCCTGAGCTCAAGCCCGAAAGTTGGAAGAAGATGGGCATGACAGAAGATGAGCAGATAATGAAAAATGCGACAAACGGCGGAGCGACACCGCCGCATTCTCAGAGCTTCTGGTGGATCAACCAGGGTCAGAGAAAAAGCAGATAAACGTCAAATCAAAGGAGGGGAAATATGAGCAGAATGCAGATAATTATTGACAGCATAGCAGGTGCTGTCGGAGCTGTTCTGGGATTTATGTACGGAGAGGTTACCGGATTGTTCTGGGCGCTTGTCGCATTTATGGTGCTGGATTATATCAGTGGAATACTTGCGGCGATATCGGTCAGGAAGCTTTCAAGTAAGGTGGGCTTCAAGGGAATAGCGAAAAAGCTGCTGATACTTGTGTTCGTTTCGGTGGGACATATAACGGACACTTATGTACTCGGCGGTGTACCTGTGGCAATGACGGCTGTGATACTTTTTTATATTGCGAATGAAGGGATCAGCATTGTGGAGAATGCGTCTGAACTGGGGCTTCCGGTGCCGCAGAAAATAAAGAATGTATTGGAGCAGATCAAAAACAAAAGCGGGGAGGACGACAGTGAGAACAAAGGGAATTGACATCAGCAGGGCGCAGGAGCAGTTCGATTTTACGGCGGCTGCGTCGGCAGGCGTGAAGTTTGTAATTATCCGTGCCGGCATACGCACGGACGAGGACACTTATTTCAGACGCAATATCGAGCAGTGCAGAAAACTCGGAATAGATTTCGGTTGTTACTGGTATGTTACGGCGACAGACACGGCGGAGCTTGACAGGCAGATAAATGCGTGCGTCAAGGTGATAGGCGATGAAAAGCCGTCATATCCCGTGTTCTGCGACATGGAGGAACAGCGTCAGATTGACAACCTCACAAGCAAGGAAAGAACCGATATGGCGCTTGAGTTCTGCGACAGGCTGAATAAGGCAGGGCTTCCGTCGGGAGTGTATGCAAATCCTGCGTGGCTTGAAAGCTACTATCAGAAGGAACGTATTGTTGGAAAGCGTGATATATGGCTTGCACACTGGACCGAAAGCCCGGACAGCCCGAGCAGGTATGATTACGGGCAGAAAATGTGGCAGTGGGGTATTGACAGTATCGCAGGCAAGGACGTTGACGGGGATATTTGCTTTGTAGATTATCCTGCGATAACGGCAAAATGGTATAAGGAAAACTGCGGTGATAAGCCCGAAAAGCCGGAAAAGCCCGATAAGCCTGAGAATCTGTTCAAAAAAGGCGACAGTGTAAGGGTGAAGCGTGGTGCAAGGTTCACAAACGGAGTAGAACCGTATTCTTATGTGTATGATACAATCTATACCGTTCAGCAGGTGTCGGCAAGCGGTAAGGAAACGCTTATAGGCATCGGCTCGGTGCCTACCGGCTGGCTTTATACAGAGAATCTGTACAAGGCGGAAAAGGCGGAAAGCACGGAAAACAATGACACAACGCAGAAATTCGCTGTAGGCAATAAAGTCAAGGTGAATTACGGCGCAAAGACGTATAACGGCGGTTCGCTTGCACTGTTTGTGTACACAAATGTGTACGAGGTTATGCAGGCAGGCTCGGGTGACAGAGAGGACTATATCGTCATCGGGCAGGGCGGACAGGTCACTGCGGCGGTAAGAGCGAAGGATTTAAAGAAAATATAG